TATTTGAAAGACTACGCCGCGCCAGCGTACCGTATTCTGAAAACCGACCTGCATTTCGATATTTTAGAACCGCAAACCATCGTCAAATCTAGTCTGACCGTTCAACCTGAAAGAGCAGGGGAGCCATTGGTATTGGATGGTTCGGCAAAACTGCTGTCTGTGAAAGTAAACGGCCGGGTCGTAGATTATGTGTTGGAAGACGAAAAACTGACGATTGCCGGCGTGCCGTCTGAAAACTTCACGCTGGAAGTAGAAACCGAAATTTTGCCGGCTGAGAACAAATCGCTGATGGGTCTGTATGCTTCCGGTGGCAATCTGTTTACCCAATGCGAACCGGAAGGTTTCCGCAAAATTACTTTCTACATCGACCGTCCGGATGTCATGTCTAAATTTACCACCACCATCGTTGCAGACAAAAAACGCTATCCGGTGTTGCTGTCTAACGGCAATAAAATTGATGGCGGCGAGTTTTCAGACGGCCGTCACTGGGTGAAATGGGAAGACCCGTTTGCCAAACCGAGCTATCTCTTTGCTTTGGTGGCAGGCGATTTGGCGGTAACGGAAGATTATTTTACAACCATGAGCGGCCGTAAGGTCAAAATCGAGTTCTACACCACTGAGACAGACAAACCTAAAGTCGGTTTTGCCGTGGAATCGTTGAAAAATGCGATGAAATGGGACGAGATACGTTTTGGCTTGGAATACGACTTGGATATTTTCATGGTCGTTGCCGTGGGCGATTTCAATATGGGCGCAATGGAAAACAAAGGTTTGAATATTTTCAACACCAAGTTTGTGCTGGCCAACAGCCGTACCGCGACCGATACCGACTTTGAAGGCATCGAATCTGTTGTCGGCCACGAATATTTCCACAACTGGACGGGCAACCGCGTGACCTGCCGCGATTGGTTCCAATTGTCGCTGAAAGAAGGTTTGACCGTTTTCCGCGATCAAGAGTTTTCCGGCGACCGGGCCAGCCGTGTGGTACGCCGTATCGACAATGTCCGTATGCTGCGCTTGTTCCAATTCCCAGAAGATGCAGGCCCGACTGCGCATCCTGTCCGCCCGGCCAGCTATGAAGAGATGAACAACTTCTACACCATGACCGTCTATGAAAAAGGTGCGGAAGTAGTGCGCATGTATCACACCTTGCTCGGAGAAGAGGGCTTCCAAAAAGGCATGAAGTTGTATTTCCAACGCCACGACGGTCAGGCTGTGACTTGTGATGATTTCCGTGCCGCAATGGCAGACGCAAACGGTATCAATCTTGATCAGTTTGCCTTGTGGTACAGCCAAGCCGGTACGCCGGTTTTAGATGCTCAAGGCCGTCTGAAAGATGGAGCGTTTGAATTGACGATCAAACAAACTATTCCGGCTACGCCCGATATGGCGGACAAACAGCCGATGATGATTCCGGTCAAAACCGGTTTGCTGAATGAAAAAGGCGAAGCGGTTGAGTTTGAATATCAAGGTAAACGGGTGAAAGAGGCGGTTTTGGTATTGACTGAAGCCGAGCAGACTTTTGTATTGGGCGGCGTCAATGAGCCGGTTATCCCGTCTCTGCTGCGTGATTTCTCTGCGCCGATTACCTTGAACTATCCGTACAGCGAGCAAGAATTGGCCACTTTACTGGCGGCAGATGAAAATGAGTTTGCCCGTTGGGAAGCTGCTCAAACCTTGTACCATCGCGCCATTAACGCCAACCGTCAGGCATTGGCGGAAGGCCGTCCTTTGCCGGAACATAAAGCATTGATGGATGCTTTGGCTTTGGTGGTTTCCGGTGATTTTGATCCGGCATTCCGTGCCATTTTGCTGCAAATGCCGTCTGAAACCGATGTATGGGCGGAAGAAGAAAATATTGACCCTATTCAGGTTCATCAAGCGCGAGAAGCCTTGCTCAATGCTGTTGCCGTCAAGTTCCTGCCTCAATGGCGCGAGCTGAACCGTCAAGCTGCCGAGCAAGAAAACCAGGCTGATGCTGCTGTTCGTTATGAATACAGCCCGGAATTGGCCGGCTGGCGCACTTTGCGCAATGCTTGCAGGGCATTTATCCTTCGTGCTGACGCAGCGCATATCGAACACGTTGCGGAAAATTACGAGGCAATGGCGCAAAACATGACACACGAATGGGGTATCTTATCCGCAATCAACAGCAATGAAAGCGAAATTCGCGATCGTTTGTTGACGAAATTTGCCGATAAATTCGCCGATGATGCCTTAGTAATGGACAAATACTTTGCTCTGATTGCTTCAAGCCGCCGCAAAGATACTTTACAGCAAGTTCAGACGGCCTTGAGTCATCCTAAGTTCAGTATTGAAAACCCGAACAAGGCCCGTTCTTTGTTGATCAGTTTCAGCCGCAATATTCCACATTTCCATGCAGAAGATGGCAGCGGCTACCGCTTTGTAGCCGATAAAGTGATGGAAATCGACCGTTTTAATCCGCAAGTTGCTGCTCGACTGGTGCAGGCTTTCAACATCTGCAACAAATTGGAAGCCAACCGCAAAGCCGTCATGACCAAAGAATTGCAACGAATCCATGCACAAGAAGGTTTGTCCAAGGATGTGGGCGAGATTGTCGGTAAGATTTTGAATGAAAAATAAAGCCTGAGACCTTTGCAAAATTCCTTTTCCCCAACAGCCGAAACCTAAATAAAGGTTTTCGGCTGTTTTTGTTTCACATATCCACTGATTCTACTCAAATACCCCCTTAATCCTCCCCGGACACCCGATAATCAGGCATCCGGGCCGCCTTTTAGGCAGCAACAGGCGCACTTAGCCTGTTGGCGGCTTTCAATAGGTTCAAACACATCGCCTTCAGATGGCTTTGTGCACTCACTTTGAGCAGACCGAAATAGGCTGCCCGCGCATAGCGGAATTTACGGTGCAGCGTACCGAAACTTTGTTCGACCACATAACGGGTCTTCGACAAATATCGGTTGCGTTTGGTTTGCGCTTCCGACAGCGGATGTTTGCGGTGGGCTTTGCGCATAATGCCGTCCAGCAACCGATGTTCTTCCAGATGTTGCCGGTTTTCCTCACTGTCATAGCCTTTGTCGGCATAGACGGTCATATCTTTGGGCAGTTCTTCCAACAAAGGCGACAGGTGTTTGCACTCATGGGCATTGGCGGGGGTAATGTGCAGTTTCTCGATATAGCCTTCCGCATCGGTACGGGTATGTTGTTTGTAACCGAGTTTGTAGAGGCCGTTTTTCTTTGTTCAGCGGGCATCTTTATCTTTACTCGGTGTGGTTTGTGTGGGGTGGTGTTAGTTTTGTCATAGATATATAACGAGAAAAAAAGGCGGAAATTATTGAAAGGATAAGGAAATTTAAAAAAGTGGTGGAAATTTTAGAATTGCGAAAAAAGCGCGAAATCTGACAGTTTTTTGTCAGTTTCGCGCTTTTTTTGTCATGGGAATTATCGGGAAGTTGTTTATTTTGATATGCCGCAGCTCCAGAGGTATTTGCCGAGGATTTGGAAGTCGGCGGGGGTGGAGGCAGACAGGGTTAGTTGGGTTGTCGGGTAGATGGATTTATTTGGGTTGTCGCTGATGATGTTGAGTGTATCGGCGGTCAGGCGTTGCAGGCGTTTGACTCGGAGTTCGTCTTGTTGTCGAAACAGGTAGATTCCTTCACGGGTGTAGCGCGTGGCGGTTTGCCATAGGACGGTGCCTTGGTCGATTAGGGTTGGAAACATGCTGTCCCCGTCGATACGGGTACAGAAGCAGTCTGCGGGGGAGAGCTGCAGGTGTTTGAAGAAGGCGGTTCGGAACCACATGGCTTCGGGGTTGGTATCCCACGGTATTGCGCCGCTGCCTGCGCTTGCGAAGACTTCTTTGTAATAGCGGACGGGTACGATGTCGCGCGTATCCTGACGTGCCGCCCAGTCTGCGTAATCCATATTTTCGATATGCGCTACATCGGGTTGAGTGTTGCGGACTTCAAGCGGTGTGTCTGTTTCCGCGCCATCTATCAAATGGAGCAAGCCTTTTTGTTCCAATTCATCAATAACATAAGGAGGAAGAGGGTAGATTCTTTTAACACCTTTCTTCCCACCTTGTGAAGGTGCTTCTTCATATTCCCAATGTTCTCTTTCTGCCCTGTATTGAATGGCGCGTGTTGTATTCGGCAGGCTTATTAGATTCAACTGGGTAATCAAATTCTGAATTTCAGAGATGCTGAATTTTGGCTCTTTCATTTCCATGCTCCAATCAAAAACATGGAAAAAATCTTAGAAATTATTTTCATATTTAAAACAATCACTTGTCGAAACAACATAGAAAAGCATGGAAATTTTAGTTGCGAAATAATTTCCAAGTTATATAATTTTAAAAACAGCGAAACGGCAACTTTAAAACAGTATAACCGATTTTGCAGTGTTCTTTAACAATTTGGAAATAGCCAAAAAAATGACGGGTATTCGACCCGTCAGGAAGGAGACTGTTTAACAGGTCGTCTGAAACGGTTCGGACGACCGATTAAGCGGTTTTGCTTAGATCATTTATACAGAAAGGAATCAAAATGAAGCACATTGCAAATATTATGCAGATGAACGATTGGGATATGAATCAAGAAAGTACAGTGGGGCGGATATTGGAATATGGTCGCGGGAAGACTAAAAAATTCGTCATCGAATGGTTGGGTGGAGAGAAAACCGAAGTGAAAGGCGGTTATTACGATGCCTGTGCTATAGGTTTGAATGCTGATACTTGGAACTTTATTCGTCGAATTTAATAAGGTTAAACAGGTCGTCTGAAACGGAGGACGACCTGTCTAGATAATAAAGAAAGGAAAACGATGAGTGGTATGCATCCTGAAATGATACGGGCGGAAATCAAAATGAAGGGACTGTCGCTTGCCGATGTGGCTGCGATGGCAGGTATAGGCGAAAGCACAGTGCGTCAGGCTTTGAGAAAGCCGTCGACTGCCGGCGAGATGGCGATTGCGAAAGTGTTGGGCAAGCCCTTGTATGAGCTGTGGCCTGAACGGTGGACGAAAGACGGGCGGCGCATCCGCCCCCGCTATGCTTATTTATATAAAGAGGCGGCAGCATGAAAACGCATTATTCGATTTCCGAGTTATTGGAAATGAACTTGGAAAAATTTCCTAAGACGAACAGAGCAATCTTATATAAGGTTGAACGAGAGAAGTGGTCTTTTATTGAAGCCTCTTGTCAGGGTGGGAAAAACGGCAAACGCCGCGAATATGCACCGCCCCCAGAGGTGTTGAAACTGATCCAGGCGAAGAAGTTGAACGAGGTTTTGGGCGGTTTGTCAGATTTGCCCGCCCCCCTGTCTTCTTCTGAAGAAAAAGGCAGCGAGGCGGCGGGGCTGCCCTCTCCCGATGTGAGAGGGAGGCAGCTTACCATAGGTGTTGCGGACGGCTCGACGGAGCAACAACGGCTGTGCGAATCGGCACGGCGCGGGGTTTTGTCTGCGGTCGAGCGGGTAATGGCGGAATCGGGCGTATCGAAGGAGGCGGCGATGACGACTGTTTTGACGCAGGCGAAGATGCCGGGCTTCGAGCATATTGCGAAGCTGTTTTCTTTGGCTGCCGACGGGCGCGGTGGCGGTGGGAAGCTGCCGAGCGTACGGACAATCAAGCGGTGGTTTGCGGCGCGGGAATCGAACAGCCTCGCGCCAAAATCCAGAACCGAGGATATGAACGTCCCGTCTTGGCTGCCTGTGTTTTTGGAATGCTATCGGCTGCCGATGAAACCTTCTGTTTCCGAAGCTTACCGCTTGTTTGTGAACAGGCTGGAGGCTTTGCCCTCTCCCCAGCCCGCTCCCACGGAGAGAGAGGGTGATGTGCCGAGTATCCATCAGGTGCGCCGGTGGTTGGGCAAGCTTGGCAATGTGGAGCGTGAACGCGGACGCCGCGGCGCGCGGGATTTGAAAAATATCCTGCCACACAAACGGCGCGATTTCCTGCACTTGAAACCTGCCGCCATCTACACCGCCGACGGTCATACGTTTGATGCGGAGGTGTTGAATCCGTTATCGGGGCTGCCGTTCAGACCTGAAATTACGACGGTTTTGGACGTTGGCACAAGACGGTGTATGGGCTGGAGCGTGGGGCTGGCGGAAAGCCGGTTTACCGTGCTTGAGGCTTTAAGCCACGCGAGCCGCGCGGCCATCGGTGCGCTTTGGTATGTGGACTGGGGTCGTGGCTTTGAAAACTTGATGATGACGGATGAGGCAACGGGTCTGATGGGCAGGCTGGGTATGACGATGACGCATTCGCGGGCTTATAACTCGCAAGCGAAGGGCGCGTCGGAACGCAGCCATAATATTTTCACACGGGCGGCGGCGAACCTGCCGTCTTTTGTGGGAAAAAATATGGACGACGAGGCGCGGCAGAAGCTGTTTAAGTTGTCGCGTAAGGAAGTCCGCCTGCACGGGAAGATTTTGAATTCGCCGATTCCTACTTGGGATGAGTTTAAGGGCTATATCGAACGGGTGGTGGACGAATATAACGACCGACCGCACCGTTCGCTGCCTAAGTTTACCGACCGCGATGGCAAACGCCGGCATATGTCGCCTAATGAGTTTTGGGCTTTGAAGGTGGCGGAGTTTGGCGAGCCGCCAAGCGTGTCGCCGGAGGAGGAAGGGTATTTGTTCCGACCGCAGGTGATGCGCACGGTACGGCGCGGAGAGGTATCGCTGTTCAGCAATACTTATTATTCCGCCGAACTGATGGAGTTCAACGGCGAAACGGTCAGGGTCGGCTACGACGTGCAGGACGCGCTTTGGGTTTGGATTTACGACGATGTCGGCCGCCTTATCTGCAAAGCGGAATGGCATGGCAACTCGACGGACTATATGCCTGTCAGCGTCTTGGAACGCGCGGAAGACAAACGCAACGACGAGCGTCTGAAACGCAACGAGCTGCAACAGCAAAACATCCTGAAAGAACGCCGCGTACCGACCATCGAACATCAGGACTCGGTCAATATCGGGGGGATGGTGCTGGATATGGGCCAAATCAAGGCTAAGGCTGCCGCATTGGCAGCACGCCGAAACCGTGAGGACGATTTAACGGTCGAGGCCGTGGCAGTGAAGGCGGTGGAAATGCCGTCTGAAACGGAAGCTGCCGCGGGCTGGTCGGTACCGTCCGAAGCATCGGAGCGGTTTGCGCTGTATCAGCGTCTTTGCGGTCAGACGGATTTGCCGCCGCAGGCGCAAAGATGGCTGGAGCGGTATCCGCAAAGCAATGAGTATAAGGCGTTGTCCAAACGGGCGATGCTGGCTTGATTTCAGACGACCTTTCGGGGTTTTAAACAAGGTTTATTCACTAATTTAAAAGGATTTTAAAAATGAAAATTGCAAATATCAACAATCTGTCTTTGGTCTCTGTTGCGATGGAGCGTTTGGTTAACCGTCAGGACGGTTTGCCGGGTTTGGGTGTGTTATACGGCCCTTCGGGTTTCGGTAAGACGACGGCGACTGTGGCGGTGGCGAATGAGACACGCGCTTACTATGTCCAGCTGCGCAGCGCATGGAGCAAAAAGACGTTGCTGGAAAAAATCTGCTTCGAGATGGGCTTGCCGCCTGCCCGGACGGCGGCGGGTTGTTTGGATGTGATCTGCGAACAGTTGGCCGCCAGTCAGCGTCCGTTGATTTTGGATGAGGCGGACTATTTGGTTACGCATAAGGGATTGGTCGAGCTGGTGCGCGACATCTACGAGGGCAGCCAAGCCCCGCTGATGTTGGTGGGCGAGGAGATGTTGCCGACCAAGCTGAAGAAATTCGAGCGTTTCCACGGTCGCGTGCTGGCTTGGGTACCTGCGCAGCCTGTCGATTTGGCAGACGCGGAAGAGTTGGCGAAGGTTTACGCACCTGATTTGACGTTTGAAAAAGATGCGCTGTCTTATTTGGTGGATTTGGCACACGGCTCGGTACGCCGCGTAACGGTCAATTTGGTCAATCTGTTGGAGCTTGCCAACCAGCAAGGCTTGGATACGGTAACGCGCGAGGTTTGTGCGAAAGCCGACCTGTACAAGGGCGAAGCACCTAAACGCGGGGTCAAATTATGAGCGTGACGACATTGACGAAGCCCCGCAACCGCCGACAAGAGATTTGGAACTGTCTGCGGGGCAATAAGGACAGGCTTCAGACAGTCTCTGAAATCGCCAAAGCCTGCCAACTGAGCGGGAATACGGTGTACGCGTATCTGAAAGCTCTTAATAAAGGCGGGTTTGTGTCGATACAGAAGGGTTCGGACTTTTGCAGACCGTACGGATACCGACTGGAGCGGGATGCGGGTGTGGATGCGCCCCGCTTGTCTGATGACGGTCAGCCGTTGAAATGTCCGGTAACGGAAGCCTTGTGGCGGACGATGCGGATTTTGAAAACCTTTGACTTGGACAGCCTGACGGCCCACGTCAATATGACACACCCTGTCAGCCGCAGTATGGCCAAGGTTTATGCTCAACACCTTGAAGCGGCGGGTTATCTGAAAAATACGGGCAACGCTCGGAAAAAATCGTTTGTCCTTTTGAAGAATACAGGGTCGAAAGCACCGCAGCTTCTGGCTGTCAGAGAGGTGTATGACCCAAATATAAACGAAATTGTATTAAGGGAGGTTCCTGATTATGAATGAAAAAGATTATATGAAAGAAGATTGGTACGCGGTTTTGAAGGAAGAGGTCGAGAAAGACGGACTGATGAAGACTGCGGCAAAACTCCGATACAGCGCGACAAGCATCAGTCTGATTTTGAACGGTAAATACAACGGCAAGCCAGACAAAGTTGCTGCGAAAGTGACGGATGTATTTCGCAAGGTGATGTGTCCGTTTGAAGGTCGACGGATGGAACGAGCCGAATGTATTGAAATCTCTCTCTCCCCCGCTCCGACGCATAACCCTATCAAAATGCAGCACTGGCGGGCATGTCAAAAGTGTGAAATTAAACCATGCGAAAAGCGTAAAAAGGTTGGCTGAAATGAGACAAGAATATGCGGTACACGCCGGAGTCTATGAGGACACTTGGCACGATTATGAAACCCATAAACGGCGGAAGATTTGGCGTGCGGATATACGCGGCAAGCGGAAAGAAGGCTTCGCATGGTTGCAAATCCGCCGACTGCGGAAACGCTTCGAGACCAAAGAGGAAGCCAGGGAATGGGCGGCGCAGGTTAAGGCGGATTGGGTACGCAATAATTTTTTTGCCTTGAGAAAATATTAAGTAATTGATTTATAAGGAAATAGGAAAATGTCTAATTTGTTTTACGAACGAAAAACCAAGTGGATCAGTTTGGCTTTTTGGTTGTTGTTTTGGGCGGTTTTGGTGGGAACGATGCTGCACAGCTGCTCTAAGCCGGTGGTGTCGGCGGCGAAATTGGAAATGTCGCGTCGCGAGCGGATGGCGGATTTGGAGGCTCAAGCCTTGGGCGAGCAATACGAGGCGATGAGCGTAGAGGAAAAAATGAAAGGGATTGTTTATGAGCGATAAGCCAATTTTATTGAGCCCTGCGGCGAAAAAAGAGGCTTTGGATCGGGCGGTAAAAGAAATCCGCGCGAAATATGGCGATAAGGCGATTGTGAAAGGATGTGTGAAATGAGTTTCAGACGACGTAATACGGATTGGCAGGCTTGGGGACAACACCGCAGGCGTGCGACGGCGCGAATGGCGCAAAAAAACAGAGAGCGTGAAATCGAAGAATATCAGGCGCGTTTTAGACGGCCTGTTGACAAGAAGGAGGAGAAAAAATGATTTGGTTTGTTGGCGGATTGGCTGTGTTGGTGTTGCTAGGGATTTGGCTTGAAATGCTGGCCCGAATCGTCGTGTTGCACATGATAGGCGAAGGCCATGACGGGTATGACGACAATTAAAACGGTAAACCGTTGATGTCGCTCTATATTTTTTTGCCTTGTTGAAAATATAAGATATTGATTTAAAAGGATTTAAGAAATGAATCAAAAAGAAATTACCGAATGGCTCGAAGACCGTGGCGAGCTGATGATCATGAAAAAGGACGGCGAAGGCTTTGTGATTGCAGCGCGTGCGCCGGATGGGATGTGGAAGACTGCCGAGGCGGAAACTTTGGCTCGGGCGATAACTTTATGGGAGGAAGCGTGATGAATATCACTAGGCCAAATAAAGATGATCTTGACGCAGCATGGGAGCTGGTCGCGTTTTTAAACAAAATTGAGCAGGGTTTGAATCCGATTTACCAACCTGCCGACCCAGAGGATGAAGACGATTTCCAATATCTGAGTGATGCGCCTGCGGATGAGGTGTTTGAAGCATTGGAATATAAGTCTACCAAAGCCGGGTTGTCTTGGATTATGACCGTATTGGATACCTTGCTGTCTTCTAGTAACGATATTGTTGACCAAGAATCTAGTGTTTTGGATTTCTCTCCGAAATTTAAACAGGCTGTAAAGGATACAGAAAGACTTGATTTCTTAATGGAAGTCGGGTCAGCCGAATTTTCAAAAGAAAATGGTCAGAAGGCCTGTTGCAGGTTAACCGAATACGGCATTAGAGGCTATGGAAGCAATTACCGCGAAGCATTGGATGATGTGATGAGAGAGTGGAAGGAGATGTGATGACTACCGGAATGATGATTTATCTATTGGTCTGCGGGCTGATTGGTTTGGCACTGGTGGTTTTGGCACTGATGAGCCTGATTGAAAACTGGTTTAAACAACGGACTAAAGCTGTTGTTTTGGATGCCTGCGGTATGTTTTTTGGGTTGGTTGTTGTCCTTGTGGCGTTTTTGGCGATTCTTGGGGTGATTAAATGATTGAAATCAGAGGTAAAAACTTTGTTGCGTACAACGCGAGTGAAAGTGTTTTGGAAAGCATCATTAAGGATGTTTTCTCTGGGGCGATGTTAGGGTTTTGTGTGTATATCAGCCATTGGTCAGCCTCAGTGTTTTGGACATTTATCAGCGGGTTGATGTTTTTGTCTTATCTGGGCATTAAGTTGGGCAGGTTGATGCGTGACAAGCAAACTAAGTTTGAAACTTGGTCAGAGTTTAAGACATGGATCGATAAACAAGCTGAACTTGAAAATCACTTGGCAGGAAATGTTCAAATCGTAAAAGGCAATGGAAATGTACAGGCTGGTGGCGATGTTTGGAAGGATAAACAATGAACATCAAATGCCCGAACTGCGGGGCGGTGCATAGCCTGGACAGCTTAATCAATGACGCAGACGCATCAGCGGTATTAAAGGCTGTGTTGGAGATGGATGTGGAATTTGGCAAGGCGGCGATACGGTATATCGGTTTGTTCCGCCCCGCCAAGTCCCAGCTCTCTTGGGCGCGTACCGCGAAACTGCTGAATGAGTTGCTGCCGATGATTAAGGCACAGGAGGCAGCGCGTGACGGGGTTTGTTTTCCTGCCCCTACCGAGGCTTGGATTTATGGCTTTAACGAGACGGTCAATGCACGCGACCAAGGCCGTCTGAAACTGCCGCTTAAATCGCATGGTTATTTGTTGGAGATTGTGAGCCAGTGGCAGGGTTCGGGGTTGCCCTCTCCCCAGCCCTCTCCCACGGGGAGAG